TGCATCGCAGGCATTGTACACCGATATGGTCAACCCACTCTCGTATGCTACGACAAGGAGAAAGTCTTGGAGCAGTTGATGGATGACGGAATGACCGATGAAGAGGCCGTAGAGTATTTTGAGTTTAATCAGATAGGAGCATGGATGGGAGACAACACTCCCTGTTTCATCTCTCCTTTCGACAAGGAAGAAATAGATTGGGAGTAGAAAAACCATACAACTCTGGTCAGTGGACTAAGGCTCGTTACAGGAGCTTTATTATGTCGGCTTTGCGTCGCGCCCAATGGCCAGTCAAGTATGAATCTATTCGCTCTGCCTTTGTGCGTGATGGTGTGAACCCCGCAAGCGGACGCAAGTGTAAGCTGCACAAGTGTTTCGTTTGCGGGGAACTATTCCCTGCCAAAGATATGAGAGCAGATCACATTGATCCCATCGTACCTGTCACCGGCTTTGATAACTGGGACGCACTTATTAACAGACTGTTCTGCGAGATAGACGGGTTCCAGGCTATCTGTGTTGACTGCCACGCAGTTAAGACCAACGCCGAAAATGCAGAGCGTAAAAAAAACAAAGAAAATGCTTGATTATTTATTCATATTCCTTGAAGATCAACTCACACATATAACCAATAACATTATGTCAAGAACAAAACCAAGATCATCGGGGTCATCGAACCCTGCCACTAAGTTCCTTCAATGGAACACACAAGCTTCCGCATGGGAGTTTTACGATAAAGAAGCCCAAGAGTCCAAGACTCTACCACAAGACACAGGTTTCATTATCCTCGACCAACTCAATACCGCTAAGGGTTGGGATGACAGAAAGAACAGCGCAATCTGGTCTAACGAAGTGTATACTGTCGGAGATAAACTTACTCTCCGCAACAAGGACGGCATCGTTGCCACCGGCACTTGGTCTGAAGTAAAGAGTGTGCATGGTGTTAAGTTCACCAAGTCTGTCTACGCTATGGCCAAGGTTGGCGAAGGCTACGAGTTAGTTAACTTCCAACTCAAGGGCTGCGCTCTTACAGCTTGGATCGAGTTTCAAGACAAAGTAGGTGGTTCTAATAAGTTAGAGCAGGACATTGTAATAGCAGTTACTGAAGCGGTTGAAGATCGCAAGGGTGCTGTAAGTTATAACAGACCAGTCTTTAGTGTTGTATCCAATACGCTATCCGATGAGGCAGCTCTCCAAGCAGACAAGATGGATGGTACACTCCAAGAGTACCTATCCTCCTATCTCAAGGCAGAGAAGCCCACAGAGGAAGAGAAAGAGAGTGAGCCAGAAGTTGTTTACTCTGAGCCTGCCATTGTAGCCGACCCCTTCTAGGCATACCCCTCAGCCCTTCCCCTTCGGGGGCGGGGCTTTTTGCCATTATAATATAATATGTTTCCACAAAACGCAGAAGAACGAAAGACCTATCCAGTAGCAACCTTTATCAAGGACTACTTTCCTAACGCTATAGCACAGCTAGCCCACCACAGCTACAAGGCTCAACAACAGCATGGCACTCCATCAAATGGTAAGCCTATGCAATGGCACAAAGAGAAGTCTGTTGGAGACGAGAACCAACTCATGAGACACTTCATGGAGGGTGATCTACACAGCACAGCCTGGAGAGCATTAGAACTACTTGAAAGAGAAATAACCAAATCAGAGACATGAAAGAATTAGATTACATAGATCACTTCCGCATCATAATGAAACCCCGCAAACATTTCTTAGACCAGATAATAAAGGCACTGGAGCCAATGAATGGACTGACCAGTAGGGAAGAGGAGCAGGAAACAATTATAGAGAGTGCTGAGAAGATTCTCAAAGAAATACACGACGTGTACACACAAGACCAACACTTGTTGAAGGCTAAGTTTTATTCTGAAGCTAGACAAACTATCGGCAGAGGCATACTCTCCGGACTAATCAAACAGTAATGGATCAACCTCATAGCCTAGAAGCAGAGGAGTCCTTACTCGCTTGCTGCCTGTTAGACAATGCTTCCTACGATAGCATTACTACCATCGTCAATGCAGACGATTTCTACAGAAACGCCAACAAGATAATATTTAAGGCCATCTCCAAGCTATGCTCTGCGGGGGAGGAGTTCTCTGAGCTAGACCTAGACGAGCTACTTAAGCGTGAGGGTACAGACAAAGAGGTAGGTGGACTGGGTGCTATAATGCACATACAAAGGCAGGCTAGTAGTTCCTTGCAGATAGCAAACTACGCCAAGATTATAAAAGAGAAGTCTAAGCTACGTCAGATTATACGCACCTCTCGCATCGCCATTGAGTCAGCAAGTGAGAACCAAGACGCAGATGTAATCATTGCCGACATAGAGAGAGCTGTTACTGCTACCCTAGACAACGGCTCTGACAATGACCCATCAATACGAGCAGCAGCTGAGTCACTACGCGAGGACTTCAAGAAAATGGCAGAGGGTACATACGATACCTTCGCCCTGCCGACTAGGATTAAACAACTAGACAGTAAGCTTAGTGCGGGTGGTGTAGCTAACGGAGAGGTTATGGTTGTTGCCGCTCCTACCTCCTGCGGTAAGACCTGTATAGCTTTGAACATAGCCTTGCAGAATGGTGTAACCCACAGCAAGCCTGGGCTATACTTCTCCTTCGAGATGCAAGCCAAGAGTCTGGCAAAGCGTATGATACAGACCTGCTCTGCCGTCAACCTCAACCAGTTCCAAGAAGGTGTGCTGACCCCAGACAAACAGAAGCGTGTATGGGACGCTACCGATAAGGTAGAGAAAGCCCCTATCTTCACAGAGCACTATGTACGCAACATAGATGAACTACGCTCACGCGCTCGTATGTACAAGCGTAAGCACAAGATTGAATGGATTGTTATAGACTACCTACAACTTGTTCCTTGGAACACTAAGCTCAAGAAGCATGATGGTATAGCAGAGGTTAGCCACCAAATAAAACTTATGGCTATGGAACTTGATCTACCTGTTATTCTTTTAGCACAGGTGAACAGAGAAGGTGCCAAGCGTGAGACAGGCATTACCTTGTACGACTTGAAGGACTCCGGTGACATCGAGAACGACGCAGACATTATCCTCTTGCTATGGCCAGACGGCACAGATACAAAGGAAGCAACAGTCTACGACGATCCAGTCAACGGCACACACATATCTATTAAATACAATGTAGCAAAGCAACGTGAAGGAGAGCGTGACCAGTATGGCAAGTTCGTCTTCCAAAACCACATAGGCAGGTTCAGTTAATCACCAACTAACATAAATATGACACAGCAAAACCTAACACAGAAGCAAGCATACAACCTCTACTTAGAAGGTTTTTCATACCAACAAATCGCTGATGACTATGGAACAAGCCCAGAGGCTGTGCGCTCCAAGATAAGACGATACAAGGCTACCATACCTGCAGCACAAGGTAACGAGCGTGTCCTAGTTATAGCTGATACCCACTGCCCTGCTATGCACGAAGGGTACATAGACTTCCTAATATCTATCTTCCACAAGCACAAGTGTACACGCGTTGTTCACATTGGTGACCTAGTGGACTGGAACGCTATTAGCTTCCACGAGAAAGACCCAACCATGCCTAGCGCAGCAGACGAGTTTGTAGCGGCTTCTAAGCAGGTTAGAGCCTTACACAGGGCGTTCCCAGAGGTAGACTACCTTATCGGTAATCACTCCGCTCTACCAGAGCGTAAGGCACAGAGCGTTGGACTACCACCAGAGGTAATACTTAACTTCAAAACTCTATGGGGACTTGACGGATGGGAGATACACCCTAGATTCACAGACCTAGTGATTGATAATGTTATATACAGGCACGGAGACAAAGAGAAGGGTGGACAGATGTCGGCACTAAAGAATGCACAGGCTCAGTTCAAGTCTCTCGTTATGGGACACCTACACGCACAGGCTGGTATCAACTACCACGCTAACCAGGATGGTGTTGTCTTCGGTATGAATGTAGGCTGTGGCGTAGATCACTACCACCCTGCCATGAACTACGGACGTATATACGCTTCCAAACCAGTGCTTGGTTGCGGTGTTGTCTACTCTCCCAAACTTGCTTTCTTTGAACCAATGTTCATCTAACCAATACTACTATGATATACGAACACAAAC